GCTCAGACATAATCAATGTGGAGTCGGTGTCGCACAGATAATCGCAACGAGAAAAAAACATGTTGTATTTTTTTACCAATTTATCAGCCAAAATAATCTCGTCCAAATCGCTCATAAATTGTCTATCGATATAATGCAGATTTTTTGTACTCAGCGTTATAAAACGCAGATTTGCATCGTACTTTGAAAAGGTTTTGCGCGCCTTAGAAACTACATCATACACAGATAATGTTATGGACTGAGAACATTTGTCTACATCAATGTAGTATTGCCTTTTTCCAACTTTGACGATTACGGCTTGCGTTTTTCCGTACGGGAAATCATTGACAGAGATGATTTCGTGATTCAAATTATAAGAACTTTTCATTTTTTACTCCTCGACCGCCGTTGCGGTCATTTGTTGTTTTGCAACTATATTATACAACATTGAATGACATTTGTCAAGCGTTTTTTAATAAAAATCTAAAAAAACAATCTCAAAAAAGGGGTTGTTTTTTTATTTGGAGAAGAACCTATGGATGAATTTAAGAAAATCGGTTTAATGGACGGAGCGGGCGAAAGCGAAGAAACGCACGAAACCGCGAATAAGTACCGTTTGCCGTTTGCTTTATGCGAACAAAAAGGAATAGCGATACAAAAAGGCTGGACACCTCGTGACGCGTGGGAGGCTTTGAAGAACGCCGGGCATATCGGTGAAGTCGAAAAGGAATACAAAGAGTTTTACGACAATTTGAAGAAAGACAAGACAACCGATACGCAACCGGACAAGCAACCTCAAAAGGAAGCGGCACAAAACGAAGCACCGAAAAAAGAAACCATGTATTCGGTAGTTCAAAACAATGAAACGCACGCAAGAATACACAAAGATAAATGGAAAGCCGTAAAACCGTACAGCTTAAAAGAAGTGTGGGTCAATCCGTCTAAATACGGCATTGGCTATTACTTTACAGCAGATGTCAACGGCAAACGCTTTTTTGTATCGATAGACAATAAAACCGCAAACGACCGGCATTGGTACGACATACAAGAAACAAAGGGCGGGGCTTTCAAAATCAACGCAAACGGCTATTTGTATCTTGATGACAAAGGTTATGCAAGATATGCAATAAAAGACTTAACGGAGTATGAGCAATTAACTCATAAATACGTCTATAAGGAGTAAATGATTATGGCAACAAATTTAACACGCGAAGACATGGAACGCATGATGGGTGCAAATCCGAGCGGGCGAGGAATAATATCAACGGAAGAAGAGATAAAGGAGAAAGTCTATCCGAATACAGCAAAAGAGCGCGTAGAGCAAGAGTTAGACGAGTTACACGAAAAGATACTTAAATTGACTTGCTTTCTATACGGCAGAAAGATACCGGAACGCGTTGTAACGCCTGAAATGCGTGAGCTTATGAAACAACAGCTCAAACACATGCAAGCGTATGCAGGAACGCTTCAAGACCGTTTAATTATATGGGATTTATACAAAAACGAACATAAGGAGTAAGGCTATGTCAAAAAAGAAAAATTCAGAGCCGAAGGAGCGGTACAGAGCCGAATGGTTAGGACAGCCGCTAACCGCCGAGGAAGCGCGAGCAAAAGGCAAGGCGGGCGGCATTAAGTCGGGACAGGTTCGCAAAGAGAAAAAAACGCTAAGAGAAACAATGAAATTGCTTCTTAAAGAGCAGTTCAAATTCAACAATCCCGTAACGGACGAGTTCACAAGCGGCGACGGCTATGCTATGTGGTGTGCGCAAGTAACAGCGGGAGCTTTGAAAGGCGACAGAAAGTGCCTTGAATATCTGCGTGATATTATCGGGGAGAATCCGTCCACCAAAGTAGTAGGTGCGGAAGAAGAACCGCTCCGTAAGGTTGAAATAGAGTTTGTAGACAAGAGCAAGCGTTCTAAAACGGAAACCGACCCGAAAATAGTCGGAGAGCAAAGTCCGACCGTCAGCGATGAAAGTTGAGATTGCGGACGTATATGAACCTGCGTTCGATATGTCCACGCCGAAGTGTTGTAAAAACCTATGGTATGCACCAAGAGCGTGCGGCAAATCGTCGGCGTTAGGTCGTATATTGTGGTTGTATTATATCAATTTCCCCGATTATGACGTGGCGATAGGTGTAGACAGTCTTACGAACGCGGGCGACGGCGTATTGAGCGAGTTTCAGTCTTTCCTCGAAAGCGAGAACCTTGCGGACGATTGGGTATTCAGTGCTAAGTCGTGCTATATGAAAGGCGCGCGTAATCAGATACGCTCGTATGCCGTTCAGACGAATAAGTTAGACAACGTGAACGCAACGAAGTCGAAGAAGCTCATACGTCCGGTATCGTTGTTCGTAATGGACGAAGTGCAGAAGTTGCATAACAAGGGCATTTTGGATAATTGTTTATCCACGTTCTTACGACAAATGAAAGCAGGGCATAGCAAGGTTATCCTTGCAGGAAACCCCGACCGTGCGGCGATGTGGTTTGATGACTACTACAAAGTCAAGTCGGAAGATGACGAGTGGACGGTCATAAAGCCGACATATCTCGATATTATAGCGTGGCTTCCTGACGCACTAATTCACGAAATCGAGATGATGAGAAAAACCGACCCGGTGTCGTACGCTCAAATATACTTAGGCGACCTCGACGTAGCGGGCTGGGAACAAACATTTCATTCGTTTATCGAAAGAGAGCATTATATACTGAGAGAAGAGTTGCTTGCCGCTCCGCAAAAAACGGGCGATATGCTCCACTCTATCGTTATCGGCATAGACGACGCAGAAAGCAAGGACGCAATAGCGGGCGAAGCCGTTATGGTGCAGAGAAACGGGAATATGAAAGTCAACGAGGGATTGTATCTCTCTTGCAAGGAATTACCCGTAAAGCCTGCACTTACGGAGCGGTGCGCTATCGTAGCGGAGTATCTCGACTACATACAGGCGCATTTCAATCCCGAGCGTGCGATACCGGTAATAATGGTATTTGACTGCGCAAGCGGTATGTACAGACAAATGGCGGTTATGAAACGGACAGACCGCAATTTTATGCGTTGGAGAAACGTGTTATTAAAGCCTTACACAACCAAAGGCGAGAAAGAGGAACAACTGGACGAAGTAAACACGGCGTTTGCGAACGGGATATTGAAAGTCGTAAACGTAGACAGGTATTCGCCGAAGTATTCAAACGCTATGCTTGTCAAACAGATAAAAGCGTTGCGGTACTTGGACAACAAGAAGATAGACCCGACCATTCCGAACGACTGTACGGACGCATTGCAGTACGCGGTTATGACCGTGCTTGCGAATCCGTATCGTTTGTCGTTCCCGGAAAGACGCGCTATTTACGACGCGGACAACGGAGCGGAAGCGTTCCTCGAAAAACTGAAATATGGAGAACTGTAATGAGATTAAGAGAGTTTTTGAACGGAGATATAGCATACACGCGTGCGGAGAAAGAGATACGCGAATGGGTAGAAAAAGCATACCCGGGAATAAGCATAGAGTTTTATCCGCATTTGGAGCTTGTGCGAACGAATAAGCGTGCTATATCCGAAAGACGTTGCAGAAAGATAACCGAAGTGGTAAATATCAAGATAGGCGAGATATTGGAGAAACACTCGGAAGAAATCTATATCGGGGAGCGGTTAGACCGTATTTGGAAGAAACACCCCGAGTTTGACGCGGAAGTTGAGAGTATAGACGACATAAAGAAAAACCCGCTCTTTCTCTCGTACCTGAAAGAGTTGATAATCTGAGGTGCTTATGGAAATTATAGACGACAAAAATTTTATGCCGCTCGGAGTTGGGAGCGAATTATCCGCAGACAGTTTCAAGGTCGTGCAGTATTCAAACACGTACTTGCTTGCCGCTCCGCGTTATTACACTTTTTACGCTTCGTATATCAAGCCGCTTGTCGGAATGTATACGGGCTGGATAGAGGGCTTTCACAATCTTGAATACGGCGTTATACCGACAAAATTCTTGCAGAAGATAGGCAACGGAATAAAGAGCCTTTTGTTCTCGAATCCCGTCGTGCTTAACTCGTATAACCCCGACACGAACAACATAATCGATACGAAGTTCAAGAAAAAGAGCAATTTCGACAATGCAAAAGTCGAAGCGTACGATTTCTGCGAGGCAGGCGGTACGGGGCTGTTAAAGCTCAATCGCGACGGTAACGGCGATTTGCGGTTTGAAGCAATACCAATGGACAAGTTCTTTATCGAAGTTGACGGCTACGGAGATATAGAGCGCGTTAAGTGCTTTATAGCGACTTATCACGACACTATATCGGCGACGACAGAGTATCACTTATGCGAGGAGCGGTTCTTCAAGTACACGACTATCGGAAGTGTTAAAAAGCGTTTCCCTATGGTACATTATACGGTTTATCAGACCACGACGAATATTACATACGACGCTGTTCCGACAGACCCCGTGCGTTGGGCAGACGTTCCGCCCGAAGTAAGAAACAGCCTTAAACGCGATTACGGCGAAATCGATATAGACAAAACCGACGCATACACGATGACGAATGATTCGTCAAGGCAGTACGCTACCATGTGGCAGAGCTGCACGCTGTTGCCGTTCGACGACGATTTAGGCGTAAGGCTGATTAAATTCACTCGTAACATTCCGTCGTTTCCGAAAATGCCGTTCGGTATGCCGCTTGCGGACTTTCTACAAAACGAACTGTATCAGTATGAGCAGTTAAAGTTCTTCGAGCGTGTGGAGGTATATGCGGCACGCGCAAGGGTAATGATGGACGACTGCAACAGTAATCCGAACGACCCCGAAGAAAGACGGCGTGCGCTTGACCCGATAATCTTCAATTACTACGAGAATTTGCTTAACGGCGAGAAAGACGGCAAGCCGCTCCCGATACAGCCTGAACTACGAGCGGACGAGATAAAAACGCAAAAACAGAATATTTTGAACGACACGGCGGCGGCACTCGGGCTATCGAGTACTACAATAGCAAGTTGGCTATCCGACGGCACGACGCAGAAATCCGCTACGGAAATCAAAGCGGGACGAAGTAACACCGAAACGTTCATAAAAGACAAGATAGGTATCATCTCACAGCCCTTGCAGGACTTGATTGATATCTATTTTCATTATTACGGGGTCGAGGCTCCCGAAATGCGTATTATGCCCGTAAGCCAAGAGATACAGGCGGAAGAGATACAGCAGTACGCAGAATTGTACAACGGCGGAAAGGTTACCGCTCGTATGCTTGCGGAAAAGATACTCGGCACTAACTCGTACAGGGAAACAAAAGACCTCGAAGAATTTATTATTTCTCACAGTAACAAAGCGCAAATGCCAATGGGCGGCGGTTTACCGCAAGAGAGCGGAGCGGCGGAGAACCCAAAACCGACGACCCAAAACACAAATGCGACGTTAAATAAAACAGCACAAGGAGGGCTGACTAATGGCACTGATAAAATCAATGTTGGATAAATTGATTGCCGAACTGAAAAAAGCACCTCCCGAGGTAAAGAGCGAACTTAAAAGCGCACTCGGCGAGGAAACCGTAACCGCTCCCGAAGTTAAGGAAGAACCCGAAAACAAGGTTGCAGACCCCGTACAGAAAACGGAAGTCAAGGACGAAGTTAAGGAAGAACCCGAAACGGACGGAAACGGCGAAAACAGCGCAGAAAAGGAAGTTGCAACCGACGAAACGCAAGCAACCGAGGAAACGACCGCAGAAGAAGAAACGCCCGAAAATGGCGAAAATACGGAGCCTAAGAAAGAAACCGAAGAAGTTACCGAAGAAGAGGAAACCGAAGAAGAGGAAACCGAAGAAGAGGAAACCGAAGAGGTCGGAACGGAAGCTCCCGAAACGGAAGAAGAACCGGTTATGCAGAAAGGCGTTGAAGCGGACGAGGGCGACGACACGGGCGACGGAGAAACCGAAGCGATAGCGGAAACCGCTCCCGAAGAAACCGAAGAAACCGAAGAGGTTGCCGACGACATTCCCGAAATGCGCAACGAACCTGCCGTAGAAGAATCGGACATGCCTGCCGATTACGAGGCTATTATTGACGGCTTGAACGCGAAAATACTTGCGTTACAGGCTGAAAATCAGAAGTTAAAGGCAAAAACCGAGGGTGCGTTCGGGTATTCGTCCAAAATCGGCGGAGCGGTTAAACATAACTGCCTGTATGACGATTGCGACGGATTAAAAATGCACAAATAATTTTTCAGGAGAATAAAAAATATGTCACTTTTTAACCTTAACAACCAGCAGGTCGCAAAACTGGTATCTAAAACCGTTTACAAGAATCTGTATCCGGACATCGTTCACAAGGACGGATTCGGTATCACCGACAGATTTATCACCCCCGACCAGACCAAAGCCGCAATGATTGATATTTTCGTCCCGATTCCTATCGGCGGCAGATTCCGCATGCGCGGCGCAAGCTCCAACGGCGAATGGGCTAACACCAACAACGCCCCCAACGAGAACAAACAGCGTAATCACGTTCTGTCAAGACGTTTCACTATCGATATCCTCAAAAGATACGACTTCAACATTGCCGTTTCTGAGGACGAAATCGAAATGACCGGAGCGGCAAGCCTCAACGAATCGTTCGAGCAGATTTGTCGTGAACAGATTGAGCAGGATATTGCTATCAACGTAAACGGTTATACGTTCGCAGCACAGCTGTTTGCGTTCTTCACCGAATCGTTCGCGGCGGCTTACGCAAAAGGCTCTTCGGCGGCGGCGACGGATATTACCGACGCAGAAGTCAAAGCGGCACTCGAAAAGTACACTTACGATTCGACCAACAAGACGGGCGCAATCCGTGCGTTCAAGATTTCCAACGCAAAAGTAAGCAAAGGCGACAGCAAGCTGTATGCGGATTACTTCCCGGCAGACGCAAGACAGGCGTTCCTGTTCGACCCGATTTACCTTGTAGACCTTTCCGAAACCGCTTCGATGTCTGCTTCCGACGTTGCAACCCGTATGCTCGCAGGCGGCGGAATGAACGCGTTCACTTCCGAGAAAAAGACCGTTGCGGACTTCCAGAAAGGCTATGTCGGTTGGCTCGACGGTATGCCTCTGTACGAAGTAAGCCAGCAGGTCAAAAATTCCGCTTGGTATTACTTGGGACTTGACGATACCGACGACGCAACCGTTATAGGATATCTCAACGATATTCAGGCAATGATTGCGCCTGCAAACGCAACCATTCGCGGACTGCGTCCCACTTCGTTCAAAACCGTAGACGACCCCGATACTCAGGGCGTCATTATTCAGCCTAAGGTCAATATGGGCGTTCGTTGCCTTTCCGGTACCGCTCTTAAATGCGTCGTGTCCGGTACCGAGTGGACGGGTGCCACTTCCAACGTGGACAACGCAAAAACCACTATCGTTGCTATTCTCAAAGCAATCAATATGGTTCTGCCCAACCTCTCGTACGACAACGACAACAAGGTCGCACGGGCTTCCACTTTGACCTCTAAGGCAGACGGAACTCAAACCCTTGCGTAAGTTAAACCTTTTCGGAGAAGATACAAGTCGGCTCGTCGGTGTGCTTTACGGGCATAACGGGGGCGGGAAAGTCTATAACTATTTAGGCAAAGAAACGCTCAGAACGGGCGACTTGGTCACTCCGGAAGTTACTCACCCGGTATCGGGTAAGACTTACAAAACACTCGGCAGAATAGTGTACACGCGCGACGCAAACGGTGCGCCTGCCGAACAAACACTCGACAAATTATCCGACGAATTTGTTATGCTCAAAACATTGGGTTCGACAGACCAACGGTCACTGCCCGGCTACTACCCCGGGTGGGGAGATGACACAATGCACAAACTTAACACTTTCGGCGAATAATTACTCTCCATTTTCCCCTATTAAAGGAGCGACGGTTTCCCTCAATTCCCGTCGCTCTTATGCCGTTAAGAGTATAGCCGTGCAACTCGGCAAAACGGCAACAACACACGGAGGTTTATTATGTTAGATACCACATATCCGCTCAGCGACGACGCAATGGTGTACGACTACACCAAACACAGATACATACTCACGCCTGAGTACGTGCTTAACAATCTCGGCATAGACTTATACGAGAAAATGGGCGGCAAACGTACGGTCAACACGACTACGGCTATAAACGTGCTTTTGGATAACCGCATTTCATTCAAGATTTATTCGGCAATATACGCTCATCAGGACAAGCAACTTATGGAGTATATCCTCGCGAAAAGTCCGTCGGCGCGTAAAGTCCTGCTCGAAGCAATGAGCAATCAATTGCTTGACCTTGTAACTTACGGCGAAAAAGAGAAAGAGCAAGTTTCTCAAACCACTTATAACGCGCTTTTACAGCCGATAGACGAAACGGGCAAGTCGGTTTTGTATAGAATTTACAGAGGCTTTTTAACCTACATTCCGACTTACGAAGAGGGGCATTACTGATATGGATATAACGGATTTTCTCGCTCACGACCGCAAAAAAGAGTTTTTGGTTGGGTATTACAAAAACAGCGAATCCGCGCCCGAAGCGTATTTTGAGTACGGCATAGAAAGCGACAAAACAACGGCGTACAATATGCTTATCAAAAACGTTATGTCCGCAAGGTCGAATATGATTATTCATACGACGTGGGATATGGGCTGGGACACGCTCGGTTTCGTCGAATTACAGGACGGCACCGACTGGCAGGTCGTAGACTATACTACGAGATTGACAAAGCATAATCCCAACGTTTTACGCATTATAAACAGCAACCCGGCAACGGAATACGTCTTGTCGCTCGTAGCGGTAGACAATCCGTTGAAAAAGTTCAGAAACGAATATCAACTATACAGGACGGGCGTGACGGTTAAAGTCAACGAATATCACATCCCCGAAAAGTACATTCTACAAAACGGCGACAAGATAGAAGTTTTTGGTTATGTCCAGAAATTCAACGTCAACGGCACGGAATACGATAACGGAGCGGACATTATCATTAAAGACCAGAATATCCGCATTTCGGGAACGGGTTCCGCCGTGAATACCGTTTCGATGAAAATACTTTTCGGGCAAACCGATTAAGCACCGAAATTTAGCCCGTATTCGGTTTCAAGGAGAAAAACGTGAAATGACAAGAGAACAATTCCAAAAAAGTTGCAACACGGCATTTTCCGCTTTTCAGGACTATGTGCCTAACCCGAAAACGAGGGGGAGCGGATATTATATAAACAAGTACGGGCATAGATGTAAATGCTCAACGGGCAATATGGCGTTCAATGCGTCGAAGATTAGCTTTCCGCACAAAGGCGTATGTGAAATATATATAGACGAAAACATAGCACCGTATGTGCCGTACACTAATGAAAAATGGATTTCCCCGAAGTGGAAAGGTAAGAAGAACCCGAACGAGGGTTGGTTCGGGCGTGCGACTTATGTCGTTGCAAAGAACATAGGCAGACAATTCAAAGTAAGACCGGGGGCAATAAGGAGAATAAAATGATTTCGATACAGACAATAGCGGAGAGATTAACAGAGAAGTTAAACGCGCTTGCTCCCGATAACACGGAGTTTGTGATAATGGGTGACGGCGGAACGTATGTTCCGTCGGCAAGAAAAGCGCGCTCGAACGATATACTTTACCGCATAGACGGCGAAGCGGACATTATAAGCTCGACTATAACGCCCGTAAACGGTATTATAGTTGCAACCGAAACGGTGGGTGTTTCCGTATGCGTTCCGATAAACAAGGTCAAAGGCTTTGACGAAAGCGTGAGATACATTCGCGAAGCTATATCGACGTATATGTCCACGCCCGACGTGTTCAGTTATACAGTTGCCGACAACAAAGGGGCGGAGCAGACATACACCGTAACGATGTACGGTTCGCAGCCCGAAGCGGGTTCGAGAGAAATACGGCAAGGCTACGGCGACAGCATTGACTATAATTGGGTATGCAATTTTTCGGTTGTGCAAAACGGCGTAAACAGTCAGAATCAGTCGGTAACGTTCGAGGGTGAACAGATACCTTTCACAAGCCTTGTGCTTGTTCGTGCGCCCTCTACGGACGGCGGAGCATTTAGTAATACGAACGGCGTTGCAAAGTCGTGGCACTCGTCCACCGCACTACAAGTAACTGTTACAGTACCCGCATTGACCAATAACACATTGACGAAAGAGTTTGCGGACTACGTAATAAACGGCGTTGAAAAAGTGTACGACGTAGTTATAAAGTTCAGCGAATTGACCGTAACCGACGAGCAAGGCAACGCTACCGTTAAAGAAAATACCAAACGAATGATATTCGACGTGGGGAATATTACCGCGCAGGAAATAAATAACGTTGGTATGGAGATAAATCTTTTAGAGTATTTCGAGGTGTGATATGGCAGACGACAGACATTACACCATAACCATTTACGACAAAACGGGAAGTAACGTATCTCCTATTGCCGGTGAAAAGAAAGGCGGTAAAGAAACAAAAACCGACAGCAATAGCGGCGACGTTGCGCTCGGGTGGATGGTTGTTCAAAAGGTAGCGAACTATGTAAAAAGGGCTATATCGTTTGAAATATCTATGGTGAGTTTAAGAACGGGCGAAGTCGAACGCCAACAGCGCATGCAGTTTACTTACGATATTTTAGGGCAGGTAAGCGATGCCATAACAAATATTTCTGTCGGAGCATTGACGGGCGGGGGTGTAGGAGCGGTTGTCGCAACGGCTTATACAGCCGTCGAAGCGAGCATAAACATCGGTCAAAAGATTATAAGGTACAACACGCAAAGAAGCTTGGAGAATATATCTCTCGGCTTAGCAAGAATAAGAAGCGGCAATTCGCTTGCTTATATAAACGGCAACAGATGACAAAAAGAGGTGAAATAAATGAAGCGCAAATCTTGGATAATTATATTTGCCGTGATAATTGCGGCAATGCTTTTCCCGATAATGTGGCAGATACGAATATGCAAAGATTACAAATACGAATACACTTGGCGAAAAGAGGGATACGAACAGGAAGTCGCCGACGGTATCGTACAAGACGACGAAAAAATTCAAGCGTGGCTCAATGAATACAAAGCGAAATGGGTTGCGCAAGTCGTTGTGTTATCTCTTATGATAGTGGGAGAAGTGGCATTGCTTTTCGCAGAGGTTATAACAATATTCCCCAAAATATTAGCACCGAAAACAATGACGATTATATTATTGTGTATAATTGCCGTATCAATAAGCGGTATGGCTATTAACTCGGGGCGCATAAAAGACACGCAAACGGAGCTTTCGTTTTGGACGGCTGTCAATATCCCCGAAAGCGTTAAAACGCCGTACTTGGCTCAATCTCTCGATTATGAGATAAAGACTTGGAGCGGAATACTTACGGGCGATATTATCCACGAAATATCTTATGCTATCATAACCATTCTGTGCGTAAGCGGCATATGCGTTGCATACTCCGAACGTCTGCTTTTCTATAAAAATGCAATAGCGGGCAAAGCGGTTGCGAGGACGGAAGAAAAGCCCATTCATTACGAAGAATTACCCGATTTCGACGACGTTTACAACGAAATTTTAAGAAAAAACGAAAAAAACGATTAAATCGCTTGACTAATAGCCGAATATATTGTATATACTGTTATATAATTTTTATTAAAAGGAGAAAAAAGAATGAAAAAGAGGGTAATTATTGGGGTTTTGTTGATAATTATAGCGATATGCGGCACTATTGCTATGAATACGGCAGGCATATTCAAGGGAACACCGTATTATACCGATAAAAAAAACGCAGAATACGACTCCTTTTATATTTTTTACGACAATACATATGATATGCGATCTTACATTAACGGTGAACTTAAATATAGTTCGAACGGATTTTACAAAAAAGATGGTACTCATATTGAAGTTGATGAGGGCTATCAACCTGTATGGATTAACGGTGGCATCTATTATGACTCCGAACGAATGATGACCACGCCAGGAAATATAACCGCATTTGTATATAGGCGAGGTGAAGACAAATATACAAATCAAACAGCCATTTGGTTGCAAATAGGTTTCGGGGCTGTATTGATAATCGGCATTGTTGAAATAGTAGTTGCAGTAATATCAAAGAAGAAAAAAATCTAAAACACGAGCAAGTCGAAAGGCTTGCTTTTTTCATAGGTGAAATAATGGAAGAGCTAAAATTTAACAAAATTCAAGTCCTTATAGACGGTACGGATTACACAAATCACGTGCCGTTTTCTTTTAAGTGGAGCGCGCTTTTGGACGAACAACTTGACGAAGCAACGCTCGAACTTATTCGTGTATCGATAGAAAACTTCGAGCCGCTTGTCAATGTAACCGTAAAAATATGGAACGAAAGCGACACAACAAAAGTTATAACCCACAATTTTTTGATTGCCAACGACGAAGCACACGAATTGCCCGTAGGAAGCGGCAAATATAATCACACTTTGTATCTGATAGAGGAAACAAAGTATTTAGAGGGCTTTATAGTAAGGTCGCATGGATATGTGAATGCACTCAACAATTACTACAACACAGTGTTGAAAACGCCGTCATTGTACGCATATTCGGGTGATACCGCTTCGGGTGCGGCAAGCGGCTCGATTCGGTATTATAACATTGACGACATAGGATCGCCTTTATCGGAAACAACATACAATTTTCCAACGTGTAGAAGTATTTTAACGCAAAAAAGTGACTATGAAATTACATTATACGATAAATCGGTTGCCCCGGTTGAAGATTATCAGAAAAATTATATTTTGGTGGAGCAAGGTGGCGAAAGAGTTTTCGATTCGAGAACAGACACGAGCGTTGATATGACGGCGAGTGGGACTGTCACGGTGAACTTGTCATTGGGGGTAGTCAATGTTATTTACAATCTATATGGGAGCGTAAACAACGGCAGTTCTTCATCTACGGCGAAAATAATATCCTGTGCATATACTTACGCTTTGACGGTTGTAGACACGGCGGTGCTTCCCAAAGCTTGGAATGCTCGTTCTGCAATCGAACGTGCTTTGATTATTGCTGAACCGCTCCGAGAGGGAGATTGTCCTCGTTTTTGGCTCAATCCCGAACAGGCGGCGGAGTTTGAAAAAATCGAAGTCCCCGAATTCCAATTCACACAATCTAACTTACGCGAAATATTACAAGGCATAGGGCAATATATACATGGCGAGCCGAGATTAAAAGGACACGAAATTTACTATGACATGTACGGAAGTTCTGAACAAACAGAACCGTACAGTGTGTATGCCGCAAAAGAAGTATCGCGCACGCTCGATAGATACACCACGAACATCGACAGCAGCGTGGGCAACCTCGTCAATTCGCTCGGGTACGCAAAAGGCGTATTTGTAGAGCCTTTCGCTGGTGCGGCGATGTCTATGCGTTGCGAAACGCTATATGCGAGAGTTACGGAAAGCAATATGATTTTTCCGACAAAGTTTGGGATAAACAGCGTTGAGAAATTCGAGTATTACGATGACACGAACAACAAGTTTTACGATATAACGTCGTATGTATTCGAATCTGCGGACTATAATCAAATGTCATCGTACGAGGATTCATATCCGTATGCAAAAGCATATGCGCTTTATTATACGCGCGGTTCACGAGGAATAAAGGGCTTTAATTTCAAAGAAGAAGCGGCTATTACAAATGTTTTCAAAAATTATGCGATAGTTAATATTTTAACCGCCGTTATGGGTAGTAACCCTAATATAGGTTTATATCCTAAAATGCAATTCCGCATAACCTATCAAGCGTATATGCCTGCAAGAATACAGCAGAATAAATCGCTTATTGTTGCGAAAAAGCATTTTACAACGCCGTACAATCAAGGACAAAATGTTGTAGAAAGCAGATATTACGGTGAAAGCCTCAAAGGTGTTGTCGCTCGTTTGGGCAACGTAGATAAGGTGGTAACGGTTGTAAAGCAAGGACTTCCGACAATTCCGAAAGTCGGCACGTTATATGACGACGATTATTATATTTCGACCGTCGCCGTAGAGGTGCAACCGCTTACAACCAAAATAACGCTTGCGCTTTCGCAGGATTTCAACAGATATTCGGCTTATGTTTCGCTCAACAGACAAAAAAGACAATACGAAATAAGTGAAAAAGCAGCATATGAAAGTATGCTTTCATATCGTGATTATTGCATTATAGGTGACAGTGTCACCTCATACGGTGCTGCGCTTGTTTCTGTCGGAAACGTTATAAAGTTTATAAACAACCCCGAAGAAACGGATAAACCATTGACTTTGGCGGTGTGCGAGGGCTTAAACGAAAACGATAAGACATGTGGCAAGCGCGCGTTGGCAGTACAAGCGGTTGCTTCGGGCAATGCCGCAGTGTTTCTGACAAAATATGCGGATAACTATTCCGCAGGCGATTCAGCGCAAGCATTGTCTGAGGTTGTAAATAAAATACAAGGTTATTTCCAACAGGGCGTTCAATACACCGATGCGTTCGGTAACGCAGAAAAGTTGCGGTTCGATTATTACACGGGCGGTTCTCCGCTTGCCGACCACGAATTCGACCTTGCAAGTTCGTTGCCGAGTGCCAAATATTTACAACCCGACGGTTCGGCTTTGATAACGACAGGAGATAACCCCTTGTGGGTAAAAAAAGGCTCAACTGAGATTTTGGGCATAAATTATCAGATTGATTTCGTAAGCAATTGTCGGAGTATAGTTATAGGAAGTGGGTTTGCAAAGTACTGTTCGCTCGTGAACGGCTATGACAATACGGCTGTATGGTTGTGGCTGAGCAAGAAGCGTTTGAATAAATTTGAGCGCACATATGATATTTCGCAAAGTTTTCGTGTAAGCTTTCCGGGTTTTGAATTGTCCGCCGACGGTCGAAAAGCCTTTTTTAAGCCTTTTATTATCACGGATAATTATAGCAATATCAAGTCGTGGGCATTAGTAAAAAACGGAGAGGTCATATTCGGCGAAAACAAAGACTTTGCAGTTGGTGACGATATTTTTTCCGACGGGACAAATCCTTTGCAAATTACAATGGCACACGATTATTTGCCGTTTGCATATTCGCAAAAAACAACTGACACAGTGACGGTCACACCGATAAGCTCGGGAAAAATGTATACTGTTGATTATACTACCGCTTACGACAATAGCGTTTGGATAAGCACAAATAAATTTTCGGCGAAACAGGACAAAGACGGCATATGGCATATAGTCGGGAAAACATATAGTTCGAATGCCGTAAACGTGGAGTTATCAATATTTACTTGGAGGTAAAAATATGGACAAAGAGAAGATAGCGCAGGCAATATTGGCGATTCGCGGAGCGCGTGACGAAGCGGACACGATAGCGGAATACCTTGCGCGATTAGCCGAGCAACCCGATACAAGCGAAATCGAGGATGAGTATACGGAGATTATCGGCGACGAGTTTAACCACATTATCAAATTCACGGAGTTAGCCTCGGAACTCTGCGGAATAGATATACCGGAGGACTGATATGCTTATAGTACTTGACCAAAATTACCGTCCGATAGCGACGAGCGATATGACCATAACGCAGGGCGACGCGGCACTCGGCAGACTGCTTGTCGTTGCTCCGCCTGCGGTCGGAATTGCGGTTTCGTTTCAATTGCCCGATGAAACGATAACGCAAAAATATCCGTTGTTTATGAACCCGGCAAAAGTTCCTGACGAAGTGGATTACTATGTGTATTCGCTGAACGTAAAGAGCAATATTTTTTCGGGTGTTTCGGGTAAACTGCTGATACAACTCACCGCTTCTATAACAGGTTCCGACGGGACGAATCAGGAGTTTGCCGTTGCCCCGATAGAAATGAACGTATTGAAAGGCGCGGTGACTATCCCTCAGGCGGGAAAAGACATACCCTCGGACGCAACGTGGACGTCGTTGCTTACGGGAATATCGTCGCTATCGTCAGCAGTAGCGGACATGGAAAAACACGCCGTGACCGCTATATCGGGCGTGGATAATATGTGGGATTTGAAAACAGGCTATTACAAACTGCTTGCGGGCGGAATGATACGGCTTAAATTTCTTAGCACTACCGACGCGCTTATTAACACAAATGAAGATATGCTTGTGTGGGTGGACAACAAAACAAGCAAAAACGCTACGTTTATCGCAATGAACGCTCCAAACAGGGACAGTACGGGAGGAATGCCGAGTAATCCGACATTTATCTACGGTTATTCGTACAACAACGGTTCGTCGTATTCTCGTAAAGAATTTGCGCTTAAAACATACGCAGAACCATACACGGCAGGCTATGGCATAAATATAACCGGGCAAGAAATAAGCGTATCTTTGCCGATAGCCGAAACACAGAGCGTATGAGGAGGAATGTATGGCAGATTGGATAATCAAAGATACAACGCTCCGAAGAATAGCGGATAAGGTACGAGGTCTTAACGATTCGGGCGCAAAAATGCTCGTCAAGAACATAGCGGACAATATCCCCGAAAAACAAGACAAGAGCGTTTCTATAACCGAGAACGGAACGCAGACCATTAAACCCGATAGCGGCAAGATTTTAGGCGACGTTATTATCGAAACCAATGTCGAGGGTGGGAATAAGCCCGAACAGGCAAAGACGATAAACGTCACGGCAAACGGCACGCAGACTGTCAAGCCTGATACGGGGAAAACATTATCGCAAGTAACTGTAATAACCAATGTCGAGGGGAGCGAAGTTGTTTTGCAAGAAAAAACTGTTGCGCCTACGCAGGAGCAACAGCAAGTCCGCCCCGATATAGGATATAATGGGTTAAGCCAAGTAACGGTTGAAGCAATTCTTACAGAAGAAAAAACCGTTACGCCTGCCGCAACGGAATTTTATGTTTTGCCGACTACGGGTAAATACCTTACTCGTGTAAAGGTAAATGCCGTACCGGCAGAAGAGAAAACGATTACCTCGAACGGCACGTATGAGCCGAGCGACGGTAAATTTCTTTCCAAAGTGGTTGTAAACGTTCCAAGAGCAGAAGCACAAGTAAAAACCGTAACAGTTACCGAGAACAATAAAACGACTTACGTATTCCCGGACGAGGGAAAAACTCTGTCGCATGTGGTTATCAACACAAACGTACCCGGTACGGATTTTACGAAAGTAACGGCAGTGCCTGCGGATGTTGTTTCGGGTAAAGCTTTTTACGATAAAAACGGCTCGTTAGCATATGGCACAATGCCACAGTACAACGGCGAATATTTCGCAGGTCTTTATCCGCCGACCATAAGCATTGCAGATAACACTCTTATGTGGGAAGCGGTTTTAGGTGCCGACGGATATAAAATATATAAACAGACAAGCTCATCTTCATATGAACTTATCGCAGAAATAACCGCTACTGAATACGATTTGTTGAACTTGGCTGTTGGAAATTATACATTGTGTGTTACCGCGTTTACAAGCGATTTGGAAACGCCAAACAGCAACGCCGTCAATTGGATAAAGGCAAAAATACAATACACGCTTACGAATACGTCGCTTTTGAGCGCACCTGAATATTTTACAACAAATACACCTGCGACAATAACGTTTAATAAGGCGTTTGGGTATACATATCCGTCAACGCCCGTTGTGGTTTCGGCACAGCTCGATTCGTACAGCAACGGCGTTTTGGTTTTATCGTCGCCTAACAATATGAGCGTTAGCGTTACGGCGAACGGTGTAAAAGATACGAGCGCAACCATTACAGCTGGGTCTTACAAATTTAAAGTTGACCCAACCGCAATACAGTCAAATCTTACCGAAGATATTAACTTCACGGCGAATGGGGCAAGCTATACTGCTTTGAGTGCATATTCAAGCGGCAATATAGATTACCGAAACGGAGATACTGTTGTACAAGCGTATAACGGGACTACTTGGAGCGATTCTCGCACTATAACAGTAACAAGCACTGCGCACGTGAGTGCTGATTTCCTCTTGTGGTTCAATAACGCAATGGAGCAAAAGCTCGGCGCACCTTTTATCAAAATTACGGGTGCTGTCGTTTCGTGGACAGCGGTTGCAAATGCGACTTCTTACGAAATACGCTTTGGTGTCACAACTCTTGCAACTACGAGCGGCACTTCGTTCAATATTTCTACTTATGGTAAGACAATGGGCGCAGGCTCGCACAATATTACCGTTATAGCGAAAGCAAACGGTTTTGCAGATAGCTCCGCGAGCAATGCTGTTACCTATACCGTGTACAGGCTGACAGCGGCGGCGGATTTTCGATGTCAAGCTATCAGCGGATATTCTGAATTGTTCTCGTGGGACTATATGGACTCTCACGCAACAGGCGGCATAGTTTACGAGGAAACGTCGCAAGGTTATACGCAGATAGCAGAGCATACGCGTGACGGCGGTTCCGTGCAGTTGCCGTATTCAGGACCGTTCACTATCGGCGCGCATACCTATGTATGCAAGCTTGTAGATTCTACGGGAGTGTATGACGATAGCAATTACAGCGACGCTATTACGGTTTCTGTGTATGCTTTGACATGGAACGTAGCGGGCGCAAGCAAGCCTACACAGACATATGCGCTCGGCAATGCTTCGTCCAATTTTTACACGATAACGCCCGATTCGGGTAATGAATTGCCCGAAGCAATCGAGGTGCAAGGTTTATCAACCTATACTTGGAGTGTTGGAAGCAGTGGCAACGGCACGTTCTCGTTTGATTCTGCGAATATAAATGCGGCGACTTATGCGAGCGGGATTGTGGTAACTATCAACGCGGCAAAACAAGCGACCATTGCCGCAGGCACTTATGTTTGGACGACAGACCCCACGCTTTCTTCAACTTTGGTAGAAGCGAATTTCAATTTCACAAGTGGCGGCACGAGCTATACGAAGCTATCTTCGGGCAACAACGATTTTATCAAATATAACGATACTACCGTATATTCGATGTCGGGCGGCGCAACATGGACACCTGCTACGGCGCAGACTATCACTGTAACGACCGAACAAAACGTTCCGCAAGATGTGTATAACTTTTTCTTCGGCGGTAGTTTGTTAAAACAGCTGTCGCAACCGGTCATTGCGGCATGCGAAAGATTTATGTTTTGGAATAGAGTTGAAAATGCAACTCAATATTCGTTTAGCGTAACACAAGGTTCTAACACATATGATTTCGGAACAATATACGACATACACAACTTCGTAGAAGCAAAAGCGGCAAACTACAATTTCAATAATAAAAAAATTTCGCTGACGGAGGGTGGTTACAATTTCAAAGCACCTTTTTCGGGTAATACCGTCAGAATTATGTTTACCAACGGTTGTTACTTTGAAATTTTCTGCGGAGCAGGTATAACACTGTCGTATTATGACGCGGATACAGGTTTAACAAGCACGATTGCAAATGGTTCGTTCGATACGCCTATAAGCTTTACGTTCGGCGATACGGGCGAGCTGTATGTAGAAAAGTTCTTGCTCGGACAAGGCACATCACCGTCGTCATTTGCGGAAATAACACCCGAAGAGTTCAAAGCAGGCATAACACTCAACTTTGATTTATAAGGAGGCAATATGGCTAAAAAATATGAAGTCCCGTTGGAGAACCCAACGGGTGTAATTTTGCAAACTGCAAATAAGTTTGTAGACAGAGTTATTCTCGTTAAACCGAAATTACAATCTAAAACCGTAACCGCGTCGGCAGGCACAGTCCGAGCCGACGACGGCTATTGCGGGCTATTGGAAGTCACTATAAGCGGTGTGTCTACGCAAGCCGCTGTTGTGAGTGATACAGTGGAAATTTCGGGAAACAGCGGAGAATTTACGACAGCGGAATACGAAAAGATAAAATCGGGCGCAGACATAATCAGGAACGGAGTGGGATTCGTTATGCTTAACGAATTAAACGACGTTAAATGCTACGCCGCAAGTGAGATAACGGGCGAAACGGTAACGCTTACTGTGATAAAGGTCAAAGGCAAGTCGTGGATTGTTTCGACATTCGAGATATAAGGAGGTAAGTATGGCGGACGAATATTGGGCTTTGGGCGATAATCCCGTCCTTTGGGACACGGCTACGCTTGGCAGCAGTTTAACAGGCATAACATTTTCCATAGGCAGCAGTCAGGATACTTACAGCAAATTTACACAATTCACATCAGGCGGAACCATATATCTTAGAGCTGATAGCGATAATAATACGAGGCGTACAATAGGTTCAAAACCAGCAACTGGTGTTTTTAGTTATGAAAAGCAATACGGTCGTGTTATTACTATTCATAGCATTGAATCTGGAAGTACTGCTTACGAGTGGATAAAGTCGGCAACGGGCGGCAAAGGCGTTAAGTATGATTTTATGCAAGATTTAGCCAGCCTTAATTTAACAAATTATCAAAAACTATCCACAGGTTCAGACAGTACAACAAAAATAACAGCAAAAGCTAACGGCTATGCGCCAAACAGTAATACGGCAACATGGAGAAAAGGTTCGTAAGGAGTTTTTATGAAAATTAAAGTTGAAGAGAAAAGAGCGGTCATTATAGATAATGCACCGCTCATTATCGATGTAAGAGAAAAGAACTACATAGATGTCGAAATCCCCGATGATAAAACTTACTTCGTCGGGTTTATCGGCACTACAACCGAAAAGAGAGAGGTTTTAGGCGGTAAAGTCGAATTGCCGAAAACCTTTTTCACGGAGCAGACACTCCAACTTGTTGTTTATCGGGCGGACGGTGAGAGCATAACGGCAATACCGTGTGAGCCGATAAAGCTGTTTCGCGTAAACAACAAGGCGTTGTTTTTGATGTATATCGAAAACGCGCTCGGCAAGGAAGATGTAAGGGACAAAGCGGAATCGGCAATGGCGCAGTGCTATGCTATGGCGGAAATGCTCCAAAAAGCATTGGCAAGAGTAGCCACTCTCGAAACGGAACTTACTGCGGCTAAAAACGACCTTGCAAACTTCCACAAACTCTATGACGAGAATGTCGCAAAGATAAACGACGTCATTCAGCGTGTAGAGAACATGGAAGCCGACTACGACATTTTAACCAAATAACGGAGGTATAAAACAATGAAAAAATTAACCATTATATTCGCTATCCTTGTGTGCTTGTGTTTTACTGCGGGTATTTCCGTCGTATATGCGGAAAATACGCCGAATTTGCAAGTTGCAACCGAAGAAACGGGACAAACCGAGGAAACGGACGGAAAGACTGAAAACGGCTCTACGGGCGAAATTTCGGGCGAAAACGAAGATATAAACAAGGGTGAAGAAACACCCGGCGACGGTTCGGACGAAACTCCCGGGGATAAGCCGAAAGAGGACAAGCCCGTCGATAAAGACGCATTGCTTGAAGAACTTATTAAAAAGGTTGACGAGTTGATAGCGGAGAAGAACGACGAGGGGCTTGATAAACTATGGGAAGTAATCCGACCTTTTGTTATTTATGTTTTGTCGGCATTACTCAGCGGCACTATAATTGCAGGGTTTATAAGCAGAGCGATTGCGAAAAAATACGATACGAAAGCGATTGCGAAATCTGTTGTCGAAGATATAGCGAATAAGGATATTTCCGTTGACCTCGAAACTATGACGAGAAAGGAAATAATGGCTATCGGCACGGCACTTAAAGCGAATTTGCAAGACGGGCTTGCGGGCGTTGAGAATATGCGCCGTTCGCTTGCGCTTGTGTGCGGTGCTTTGGCAAAATCTAAAACTTTGACGCAGGAAGAGAGGGAAGAACTTGCCGCAGAAGCGAAGAAACTCGATGAAACCGTGCAGGCGGAAGCAAAAGAGAAAGTCGTCGTGCGACTTGAAAAGTCCGAGCCTGACAAAGAAACGGGCGGGGAAACGGGCGGATTGTTCGACAACCTCGGCAAGTGAGGTGAACTATGAAAGGCGCAAAATTGATATTTACGCTTTTTGAAGTGCTGTTCGTGGCGGTTGTGCCTGTCGCATTGGTTATTTATCAATACGGTTATGTGCAACCGACTTCGGCGGCGTTCAAAATATCGCTTACGGGCATAATCTTAATTGCGCTCGTGTTCTACGGCGTAAAAAAGGTTATTCTCGACCGAAAACTTCGCAATTGGGAAGCGCAATATAACAACTATGTTTCGGCTTATAAAATCGAAACGGACTTAGAGAAAAAAGAGAGGGCAAAGCAGGAAATACAGAAATATCAAACTTGCATAGTGCTGATTCGGGCGTTTATTCCGATGTTGATATTCTGCATGATTCAGGTTTTGGCAAAAGCGTTAGAAGCGGAAATGATAACTTTGTCCAGCCTTGCGGGGCTGATAACGGCAAGTTTCGCCGTCGGTATCGTATTTGCGGTGCTTGCGGCAAGAGAGGTATAAATGACTTATGAGCAAATAGACAAAAAACGCAAGAATATAGGAAGCGTGGTTTTGTTCGACATAATAATGGGCATAATCACGCTTGCGTCGTTCTCGGTGAGTATCATATCCGACTATGTAAAAGTCGGGTTTGATTTTTCGTTCCTGATGTCTTTCTCGTATTGGGCGGGGCTTATCGCTAACAACATTATCAACATAGCAATGTGCGTGGCGTTCCGTTCGGTAATGAGGGACAGGGAATCAAGGCTTAACGGCGAACTCGTTAAGATGAAATGCGATATAGAATCGGCGAAAAGATACATATATCAAAACAACCACAACAAAGAGTTGAAACAATTCGTCGATGAAAGAAACGCCGAGCGAAAATTCAAAATGTACGTCGAGCAGATAAAGCGTAAAGCGGATAAATCGAAAGCACGAAAGAACGTAGATAAATACGCTACGAAATTGCAGTACGAAAAAGAAAGCACGAATCCACGTCCGTGGGTTATTGCGAAGTACGAGAAGATAATCCTTAAAAACAGGTCGGAATACAACGGTATGCTTGCTAAATTGCAGACGGCAAAAGAGGACAGCGTTTGGAAGCGCGTTAAAGGTTATCGCCCGATAAGAACGGCGATATTGTTTTCAACAGCGGAAAAGATAGCCGACAATACTGCCGACAATTACGAAGTGAACAACGCGAAAGAGTTCGCTTACTTTTTTGTCAAAAAAATCGTATTTATGCTGTTGTTTACGACGTTCCTCGGAACGCTCGTGCCGCAAGGCTTTGTTTTTGACTACACGCTTTTGTGGTCAACTGCCGTAAAAGTCTTTTGGGGTTCAATGTCGTTGTACGCGGGCGGCTCTTCGGGTATAGAATATATTCGTCAGGTGCTTGTCCCGGCGGTAAACGGACGTGTAGATTTCGTTCAGCAATTCCTTGAAACACTCCCGAAAAAATCGAGCGAACAGATGTAAAAAAAGTTTGGGTACTGAAATGTTATTATCGGAAAAATCAGGAGTTTTTAGTAGATTTTAAGCGTTTTTCAGTACTTTTTGTTCACTCTTAATCAGGGTGTCCAGGGTTCGAGCCCCTGATCGTCCACCAAAATAAGTGGTTATGTAAACGACTACTTATTTTTTTTAGCCTGTTTTCTTATGAGAACGGGCTATTTTTTATTTTAAAGGGAAAACTTTGGGTACTACTTTGGGTACTACTTTGGGTACTGATTTAGAAAAATTCAGCCCTCAAAGCGTTTAAGTTTTACAAAATAATCAGTAAAAGGCGATTTTTCGCGTTTCATAAAATGCGTATAAACGTCTTTTGTCATCGATAAAGTAGCGTGACCGAGCCATTTTTTGGTTAAAAGGTCGTCAATTTGCGTTAAATGGCACATTGTGGCAAAAGTATGCCGTGTAGAATGAACGGAAACGTCGGTAAAGCCTAATTTTACAAAAGTTCTGCCGAAAGCGAGTTTAACGGCGTTGTAGGTATAATTTTCCGAAACGCAGTAGTCGAGTTTTTCTCGTAAACTCTCGTCATAATTGATAAAACGTTGTGACGTGCGGTTTTTCGTGTCGTGTTCGATGATACCGTCGCGGTTCATCATCTTATTAACCCGTATTTCGTCGTCGCCGATGTCGTCGGGCGTGAGAGCCAAAAATTCGCTTATGCGCATACCCGTACAGCAAAGGACGGTAAAGAGCCGACTATACTTTTCGGGTAAAGCCGTAAGAATCGCCGTTTGTTCTTCCGCAGTAAAAGCACGTTTATGCTCCGACTTAACTTTCGGGCGTTTCAAGAGTTCGCAAGGGTTCTTGCGTATTTTCTCCGAAATGACCGCTTGACGAAGAGCGGAATTAACAACGTCGAATACTTTACGCCGTGAGTTTTCGCCGTTTATAGAAATAAAGAATTGTTGCAAAATATCGGGCGTAAGTTGTTCCATAGGCGTTGCGATTGTCTTTATCTTATTAAATGCGTCCATGTAGCCCCTTTTCGAGTTCGAGCGTAAGTACGGTTCTTTATATGTTTCATACCAATAATTAACCCATTCGATAAAAGACGAGCCTTTTTTTGTGACGCGTTCCGTTTTTTCCTTTTCTTTTAAAGGGATATTCTTTAATTTTTCAATAACCTCCTTTTGAGTTTTAGCCGTTACCGTGTGGCGTTGGAATCTACCCTCCCACCACGTGTAGCGGCTATTTTTGTTTTCTCGGGAACGTTTCCGAATGGAGCCTGTCCCGAAAGGTAGATAAACAGACATATTTTCCTCCGCCTGAATATCCGATAATAACCTGAAAGTAACGTCGGGATAAGGGGACGGCTTTCCGCCCTCACTTACAATACGAAAAGACGATTCACGCGTAATCGGTTCATTTGCGAAATCGTCGTTTCCTATTATTTTGCCACACAATAACGAGGCTTTTTGTAAAGCCTCCGCCAAAAGGTCGAGCAATCTCCTTGTATCATCTTCCACTCCATATACTCCTCCAAAAAATATTTAACCTACATCGCTTTGCGAGTTTTTAAGAAACGCTTCGGCATAGCCGAGAACTTTTCCCTGCTGTATTGCTGTCAGTTGCCTGAACAGAGCGAGCATTTCTATCTCTTGTGATGTTAAGTTACTTGATTGTGTACGAGCCGCTTTCGGAGCAGGCTCCGTGTAAAAATAATTCTCGGGCAAATCAAACGCTTCGGAAATTCTTGCAAGCGTGCGCCGAGAGGGGGCGGCTTTCCCTGTTTTCCAACTTTGTATAGAACCATTGGAAATACCCACTTTAATCTCAAAGTTTCGAGCGTTAAGCCCTTGTTTCTCCATTAACTCATAAATTTTATTCAAAATAATATCCATAATTTTTCTCCATAGAAAAAATTCTTAAAAAGTTCGGAAAAATTCCGAAAATCGCTTGACATTTAGGAAATTTTCCTATATAATATAAGTGTAAACAAAGTCAAGCAAACGCAGTTGATTTCAATTATAGCAAAGTTTATAAAAAATGTCAACAAGATTTACAAAAAGGAGGTGTTCTAAATGGACGCAAAGAGATTGGAAAAGTTAAGAGTTAAAAAAGGGCTGTCGCAAGTAGAGTTTGCGGAACGAATCGGCGTAAGTCGTCAAGCCGTATGGAAAATGGAAAGCGGCTTTATGAATCCGTCGGTCGAAACCCTTAAACTCATAGCAAAACTTTTCGGCGTAACGACCGACTATTTGCTCGGTATGTAAAAGCTTCAATAAAGTCAATGGAGGATAGAATAATGACTAACGAAGAATTTATTAAAAACTTAAAAACGGAAGAACTGGCGCGTGTGCTTAAATACGCAACCGACTGTCGGCATTGTCCGATTCGCGCTTTCTGCAACGAAACCGATTGCGAAGATTGTGAAGAAACGTGGTTTCGTTGGCTGAAAGCAAAAAAGACGGCGGAGGACTTGAACAATGATTGACGTAAGCGATGTATGCAGAATGACGCTCGAAGCGGAAGATATGCGCTCAAAGCTCAATTGTTGGAAAAAGACCTGCAAAGAAAAGAGGCTCGCTTTGGAGCAAAACGGAGCGTGGGACGGCAAAGCGTGGGAAACTGCGTACGACATCGGGAAAGCCGTTGAAAAGGTAGACTTCATTATGACCGACTTGCTCGGACAAATGGACAAACTTGTAGAACAAATAAAAAAGGAGAGTAAATAAAATGTACATGGTAGTAATCAGACATGGAAGAGCGTGCAACGCATACATAAAGTTTGACGAAAAAGCGGCGTTGGCGAAAATGAGGGAAATAGCCTTGACGAGGAACTTCGACAAAATTGTGTGTGTAAAAATGGAGGGCAGTAACATATGCGTAAACTCTTTGAGATAAACAGCGATATTGAAAAATTACTCGATAAAAACGCCGTCATCGTAATGGGCGAAAACGGCGTTGATACGGAAACGGGCGAGGTGTTCAACCTTGCGGAAAGACTGAACGCCTTGACGGTTGAGAAGAACGAGAAAATCAAAAGCGTTGTCGTGTATCTCGACGACCTGAACTGCAAACTCGAAAGCATACGAGAAAAACTCGACAACTACAACAAAATCAAAAAGTCCCTCGAAAGAGAGATTACGGGCTTAACAGATTATCTTCTGTTTGCGACGGACAAGCAAGGTTTTAAGGACGACGAAATCGAAATGAAAGTCAAAAAGACTATGCGGTGCGTGCTTACGGACGAAACGCTTATCCCCGAACAATTCATTAAGACAAAAACGGAAACGAGCATTTCCAAAACGGATATTACGAAAGCGATAAAAGCGGGCGAAACCGTACCGGGCGCAGAAATGCAAGCGAACTACTCCGTGCAGATACTGTGAGGTGACATATGGATAACTTGGAATTATACAAGGGCTGGGCAAATGTCCCGAAAGAAGCACAAAAACCGTTCGATAACGGCACTTTCAAAGGCACGGATATAAATACTATGTGGCGTATAAAGGTGCTTACGGAGAAATTCGGAGCGTGCGGCGTTGGGTGGTATTACAATATAAAACGCTTGTGGAGCGAGAACCTCGGCGACCAATGCGGCGAAATCTTATCGTATGCGGAAATCGAACTTTTCATTAAAAGCGATGGAGAATGGAGCAAGCCTATCGCGGGTATCGGCGGTAATAAAATGCTGAAATACGTTCGTAAGAGCGAAGATTTCCGACCGAGCGATGAAGCGTACAAAATGGCAGTAACCGACGCTTTCGGAAACGCTTGTAGAAACCTCGGAATTGGCGCAAATGTATATTGGGAGAACGACAAGACCAAATACACGGAAGAGCCGAAGAAAAGCAAAGAAGAGTTAATAAAAGACGACCGGGCAAAACTGATTGAGGCTAATAAGCCGCAGGATATGACGGTAGCGGAGTTGAAAGCACTTGCTTCCAAACATGATTGCTTGAAATTGACGACAGCGAAAGAAGAGAATTTCAAAGCGTTTATCAAGGAGCTTAAAGAATGGAAATCATCGACGGAAGAGTAAAGGACTATGACGAGCGCGGAATACTCACGGTCGTTGCAGATTATCCGAACGCCGAGCGGTTCATAAATCGCGACTTCAAAACGTGCCGAATCGTCTTAAACGATAGCCGGGAAATATCCGCCGAACAGAGAAAAAAAGCATATGCGCTTCTAAACGAAATATCCGAGTATATGGGCGAAATTCCCGAATACACGAAGAGATTGTTCAAACTTAAATTCATACATGACACAATGAAAGGGCTTGCGGACGGCATATTTTCGCTTTCGGACTGCGACGTGACTACGGCAAAAGAATTTATCACCTATTTGATTGACTTCATAATAGCGCACGAAATTCCGACAAGAGTGCCGCTTGCAGAACTGTGCGAAGATGTCCAAAAATACGTTTACGCGTGTGCAATGCAAAAAGTCTGTTGCGTATGCGGCAGAAAAGCCGACTTGCACCACTACGACGCTATCGGGAGCAAATACGACCGAAGCAAGGCAGTACATGAGGGTTTGCGAGCATTGCCGTTGTGCCGGGAACATCACACGGAAGCGCACAACGTCACGAAAGAGGTGTTTTTGAAAAAATACCATATCGAGCCGATAGTGCTTGATAAAAAACTGTGTAAAAAATGGAGGTTACCGTATGAATCTTAAAGAATTGAGAAACAGCGTCGGCGTACGTCAAAGCGAACTCGTAGCCGCGCTGAACAAAGAGGGATTGAGAGCAACCGAAGCGGACATCTCACGCATAGAGAACGGAATAATCGAAACGTACCTGTTTTTGGCGTTCAGAGCCGAGGAACTGCTCAAACGTAAAACTGCACTCCCGAAAGCAAAAAACGCAACAGAGGCGAAATTTGGAAGTTGCAACCGCATTGCCGAGCGAGTTATGGAAAGGATAGAGCAAAACGGCTTTACAAACTACGAAGATTTAGCGATGACGCTTATGACGAGCGATAAGCGCGAAATACGAGCGGCTGTAATGGAAACGCGCTGCGCTTACCCGATAATCGACCGTGAGGGCGGCGGTTGGGCGTTGGCAACGACGATAGCCGACTGCGACAAGCAGATAGGCATTTACGAGAAAAAGAAGCGTGTGTACTCTTATCAGGAAACGCCGCTGATTGCGAAAAAGTACGAACTGCAAAAGGAGAGAGGTTAATGGAAGATTTACAGCAAAGTTTTTATGCAGTAATACCTGCGGACGTGAGATACGACGCGCGGCTTACGGCGAACTCGAAACTGCTCTACGGTGAGATAACCGCCCTCTGCAATATGCACGGTTTTTGTTGGGCAAAAAACGAGTATTTCGCCAAACTTTACGGCACTTCTGAACGCAGTATTCAACGCTGGATAGACACTCTCGTTTCGTGTGGTTACATCATCAAAAACTATCTCCGTGACGATAGCGGCGCACTTGCCGAACGTTGTATATCGATACAAACGTACCGATTGTCACCACGTGACAAAAATGTCGTTTCCCCCACGACAAAAATGTCGTCCCTTAATAAGGATGAATATTTTAAATATTATAATAATAACCCCCCTTACCCCCCAAAGGGGATTTCGGGAGAAAAAAACTCTTTTTCAATCGATGATTACGAATTGTCCGAGGCTATGAAAAGCAAGGTTGGCGAGTGGGTCGAGTACAAAAAAGAGCAGCACAAATTCAAGTATTCGGAGCAAGGCTTTAAGTCGTTTATAAAACAACTTCAAAACTACATAGAAAGTTGCGGCGAAAACAACGTTATAAAGGCGATAGACGAAGCAATGGCTAACGGATATAAAGGCGTTGTGTGGGACGTCCTGAAACGCAAGAAAAAGGACAAGCCCGAAAAGAGTTACACAAGTGAGCAACTCAACGGAATGTTCAATAATCTTGATTACGAGGACTTGTGATTATGGAAGAATTAGCGTTCGTGTTGTTCTCCGAGGTGTTCATCTTAACGCTTTACGGAATATGGAAAGCAGGTGAAAAAATAACAAATAAAATCAAGGAGAGAAAAAGAAAATGAACAAATGCGTTTTTATAGGAAACTTAACCAAAGACCCCGAGGGAGGTTCGACTACAAGCGGGATATCGTATTCGCGCTTCACTATTGCGGTCAATCGCAGATATACCGATTCCAACGGCGATAGAATAACGGATTTTATCCCGGTGACGGCGTGGCGAGGGCTTGCCGACAACTGCAATAAATACCTTGTTAAAGGTAATAAAATAGCCGTCGAGGGTCAATTGAACGTTTCGACTTACGAAAACGACAAAGGCGAAAGACGAACAAAGTTCGATATATCCGCCGATACGGTCGAGTTCTTATCTCCGAGAAACGAGGATAAACAGCCTGCGGAAGATAAACATACTGCGACGGTTGCGGATAAGAGCGAAAACAAAAAGTTTACCGACCTGAAAGAAGCCGAGGATGATTTTCCGTTTTGAGGTGCAATATGAAAGTAGACATTTTTAACACGGACAAAAAGTATGACATTATCTATGCAGATCCCCCGTGGGCATACCGCAACATGGGAAATATTCAAGCCACTGCGAACAGCCACTATTCTACGATGAAACAAGAGGATATTGAAGCTTTGCCGATAGGGCAATTAGCTAAACCCAATTCGATATTATTTATGTGGGCAACATTCCCCAAAATGCAAGAAGCGTTGAATACGATAAAAGCATGGGGTTTTGAATATAAAACAGTAGGGTTCACATGGATAAAGAAAAACAAAAATGGCTCAAACTTCTTTGGGGTAGGGTGGTACACCAAGTCTAATGCAGAGGTTTGTTTAATAGGCGTTAAAGGGAAGCCCCCAAAAGTATCAAACAAAGTTTCGCAAATTATCGAAAGCGTACGTGAGGAACACAGCAAAAAGCCAGACATTGTGCGAGATAAAATAATAGAATTTTGCGGTGATTTTTCACGGATAGAACTGTTTGCACGGCAATATGCGAAAGGCTGGGACTGTTGGGGAAACGAAGCTCCTGAGGATAAGGAGTAAAATAGTTTGAGTAAACGTTACATATACAAGGTCGTCGTAAAAAACGGCGATAAAGTTAGAACGGTTTTATCTGTTCGAGCAATAGCGGATATGCGGTTTGTCAAACGTTGGTATTATCAGAAATATCAGCAAAAGGACGGCGACGTGTTCGTGATTTGCTCGGACGAAGAGGCTGTGTGGGAGGCAATGAGAGGATGATTAAACTTTTAATCGGGGGTTCGCCTTGTACATATTGGAGCATAGCGCAAAAGAATAACCGAGAAACGGAAGCGAGCGGGATAGGTTGGGAATTATTCAAAAATTATCTTATAGCGAAAGAAAAATTCAAACCCGATTATTTTCTTTACGAAAACAATGTTTCTGCGGCAAAAGCGATAAAAGACCAAATAAAAGAAGAGTTGCGCGTATGGGACGGCACAATGTTTATGGACGACAGCGGTTCAAGATACATCGAGATAAATTCGGCATTAGTTTCGGCGCAGAACAGACAACGCTTTTATGTGCATAATTGCGGTGAGGTTCAATTGCCTGTTGATAGAAACATTTTTCTTTCGGATATTTTAGAAAGCGGTGAAAGTTTGAGTTGTAATAAAAAGAGTTACTGTTTAACGACACGTTGCAATGGTGCTATTCCCGAAGATACTTTGAGTAAAAATCGTCACGAAATGGTAGCCGAAAGAGTTATATTCCAGCGTGGACACGGATATAACGTGGGTGGCATTAAGCATAAAAAAGCCCCGACGCTGACGGCAAACGGGAGTTATGTAGAAAATAATCTGATTTTAGAGCCGATAAGCAAAACAAAGAGCAGATGTGTAACTGCCGGGTATAGCAACAAAGGCACACAACATATTATTGAGAGTTTTTTCAGCAACAACCCAAATAAACAAACCTTTGACTGTGTTGTTAGCAAAAACGATATATGCGGGACAAACGCAAGAATATATCACGTTAAAAAAGGCGAAGTAGAAATAAAAGGGAAATATTATTCGGTAAAACTTCCCGACGGAGATTATTACTTTCGCAAACTTTCGGTAACAGAATGTGCAAGGTTGCAAACAATGCCCGACAACTACTGTAAAGCGGTTTCAAACAGTCAAGCCTATAAAGCCCTCGGCAATGGGTGGACGGCAGAAGTTATTATACACATCCTGTCTAACGCATTAAAAAACGTGCCGAAAGACGAGGAACTTGTTGTGTTATCGATGTACGACGGCATTGCTACCGGGCGTTATTGCCTTGAAAAAATGGGCTTTACGAACGTTAAATATATTGCCTACGAAATCGATAAATATCCGATAAAAATCGCAATGTCGAATTATCCCGATATTATCGAAATGGGCGACGCATTTCAAGTCCGAAACGATGACTGGGGAACAAAAATACGAGAGGTGTTGGGATGACGCGAACCAAAGAAGATTTGAGAGAATTAAACCGCCTTTACGGCAAAGATTTTATTAAATATTGAGGTGATTAAAATGAGTGAAATAGAACTTGATAAAATGACTGCGGAAGAAGTCAGTAAACTTTTTCATAAAAAACAGATTGAGTGTAAAACTTGCGCGGAATTTGTAACAATGGCTTGTACCGACCAAGAATACATAATGATTAAAGAACGAGTAATAGAAAACATAAAAAAACTTTATCATAAGCAGGGGGTGGAAGAATGACAAATTTTGAAAAGATAAAGGATATGGGTATAGAAGATTTTACGCTTTGGTTGTCCAATTTGGTGGATTGCGGGAATTGTACTCTTAGAAAGTGTGACGGACTATGTTATAAGGCGTGGCTTCGTTGGCTTAAAAGTGAGGCGAAAGAATGATATATCTTGGTAATTTATCGATAGAGCAGATTGAAAGAGAGTATTGTGTTTTATTCTCCGAAGAAGATAAAAAATGGTTGTTAGAACACCATCAAGACAAAGCAGAAAAGATTGAAAGTGATAAATGGCATTTCTTTGATATACCGAGAGTTGTAATTGTTGGAAGTCAAGAATTTGGACGGGAATTATATAATAGACTGACTAAATATAAATTTGTTGGTCAATTTAGAATAGGAGTGGAAGAATGAAAAGCGTTTTAATATCAATCAAACCGCAATGGTGCGAGAAAATTGCAAGTGGACAATGTAAAATTCTCGTCCGTAAGTCCGCACCGAAAGAAGTCCCGTTTAAGGCTTACATCTACGCAACAAAACCCAAAAAGTTTTATAAGTGCGGGGCAATTAGTACAAGCGACGAGTTGTTATGGCTCGCAAACGGTAAAGTCGAGATAAGTGACGGCTTTAAGTTTTGGGCGGATGGTGACGAGTATCAAGGCTTAAACGGTAGAGTAATCGGCGAGTTTATTTGCGATAAGGTAGAAGTGCTTTTCAATACAAACGGCAACCCCGAAAATTATATGACGGATATTTTACCGACCGTTTTACAAAAAACAGCGTTATCGTTCAAAGAATTTCAAGATTATGTGGGGAGCAGGTCAGATAAAAATAATATTTACGGCTGGCACATCTCCGACTTAAAGATTTACGACAAATCGAAAGAGTTGAGCCTGTTTTATGCGAAGTGCAATATCCCTGAAAGTAAATGCAAATTATGCGACAACTGTTTTTACAAAGAGAATGGTTACGGTAAGGATTATGCCGTTAAAAAACTAACCCGTCCGCCACAATCGTGGATGTATGTTGAGGAGATATTGCTATGAAAACATGGAAGAAAACGTTGGGCTTAGGAATCATCTGCGTTGTCACAGGTTTGCTATGTGTACTGCTTGAGTTCCACAGAGCGGGTATTTTATAAGGGGATAGTCATGAAAAAAATTTTTGAGGAAAAATTACAAAAAAGAGAGGTCAAGAAAAATGGAAGATATATGTAAAATCTGTCCTGTTCCGCAAGCGGAACGAGATGCCGCCGACTGTTCGACGGTCTGCGGAGCAGTAAGAGCTGGAATCAATTGGCAAAAGCTGTATGAAGCTACCGCTACAGAGTTCCTTGAGGTTAAAGCCAATCTCCGAAAAATGACGGACAATTATAATGCGATTTTGAAGCAATGCGCACATTTAAGGCAAGCCCTTGCCGAGCGTGAAAATTATATTGCTTCATTGCAGAAATTCACGTCCGAAGTGCAAGTGAAAGCCGTCAAAGAGTTTGCGGAAAAATTGAAAGAAAAAACAGGAACAAGTTTTGATTATTATGAGCATTTTCAAAAAGTTGTATTGTCAGAACAAATTGACGAATTATTAAAGGAGTATGAGAAATGAAAAAATTCAAAGCAATAATTTTATGTATTATGTGTGTAATGCTGTTGGGATTGTCCGCCTGTGCGACCGAGAGTTGTAACAAAGCAACGACAGTTCGGGATAATATCCAAAAGCAGGCAGACAACTTTGACGTTTACCGAAAGATGACTTTCGTCAATCTGTATTCGGACAAGGTTTTATATTCGGTAGAGGGCTATTTTTCGGTGCAAACAACCTATTCAAACGATTATCAAGGACAGCAAGAAATCGGGATTTTGATAAAAACGGGTGCCAACTCGTACCAAATGCACTATTTCAGCATTGCAAACAATGTTTGTTACGTGATTGAGCAGACTGAAAACATTTCGACAAATCCGTATCGGTGGGAAATAAAGTGGTATATTCCGTTGCCGACGTCGGATGTAGCATAGGAGAGGAACAATGCAAATATGTGAAAACAGCAAAGATTGCTACTATAAGCAAGAAACAGCCGATTTACTGCAAGAATTGGATATTGAACGCTCGGAAGCCGAATTTCAACAAAAGCGATACGCGCGGTTAAAGAAAGCGTTGCACACGAAAAACAAGAACGAGCGAATCGCCGGCGCGAGAAAGTTCGCGGACAGGCTCTGCTACGAGGTTGAAAACGATGTCGTTGCCGAGTACATTATGCAGGTTTTCTATAAATGGCTTAAAGAGGTCGAAAATGAATAAGCCGCATAGAAAAACGAGTTTCCGAAATTGCAACGAATGTATTTATCGATTGACAATGCACTGCTTCAATTCGATAAGTGGCGGTACGTGTTATGAGGGACACAAACAATACAGTCGCATAAAAATGACGGCGGACGAATTAAAACGTTTACGGGAGGCGTTAAATGGACAACGGTAGAAGAAGAGAGATTGAAAGGGCGTTCTATGACTATCAAAAAAACCGTATGGAAGCGGCGGAGTACATATCGGACTTATGCTCGACCAAATCCCCGGTGTTGGAGAATTTAGGTCACGGGAGCGGTATAAGCGACCCGACGGCGTTATCGGGAGTTAAGCTTGCAGAGTACAAAAAATACCTGTGGTGTGAAGTGGTTGAAAAGACCTGCACGACGTTCCGCTTCGAGTATGAATACAAACTCATCAAACTGCGGTATTTCAATCACATATCCCGAAACAGCGTCATAAGTTACCTTAACGTGTCGGAACGAACGTATTGCTATTGGCTTGACAGAGTGCTTATAACGGCGGAGCGTTGGGCGTACGAGTTGGGAGTGATTAAAGATGAATAGTTCTATGTGGGAAGAATTTCTCAAAAAATATCAGCCCCTTTCACGAGAAGAATATCTACTCATTTCACGAGAAGCGCGTAAAAATTGGGAAAGAGAATCAAAGGAAAGGGGAGATGTGTACATAAAGATAACTTTACCGAAGCAGACGAACAAAAGGGAAGAAAAAACCTCGAAACCGCCTTAAAACATAAAAAGTGCAAAAAGTTTGCACTTTTTTGGAGAAAATATGTGTTATAATGGTAGCGTGAAGAAATATAAAGCGACCGAAAGAGAAAAAGTTGCGAAAAGATAAGCGTTACCATTGACACATAGTAAAATATGTGTTAAAATACAAAGGTAATGCTTTTTTGTTATGGAGAAGCATTATGGCGGAAGAGTTCAAAAAGACCGGACTTATGGACGGAATGGGCGAAAACAATGATGACGACGATTTCAAAAACGACCCCGAGGGCGGCGGAAACAAAGCACTTCGTTTGCCGTTCGCACTGTGCAAAGCAAAAGGCATAAAGATACAGGATTGGTGGACACCTCGTGACGCTTGGAACGCATTAAAGAACGGCGGATATGTCGAAGATGTTGACGAAGAATACGCCAAACACCTGAAAGAAGAAAAGCGCGAGAAAGATAAAAAGTGGCGCAAAGAGAACCCCGGGCGCGTTGCCATGTGGAAAAAACGTGCCGAAATCAAGAAAGCGCAACTCAAAAACCCTGAGCATAATCCGGATAAAAATTATATTCACGAGGACGGTAAGATTGCCGGTGCCGCAAAAGGTAAGCCGATGACATTTGAACAGGCGGACAGCGGAAGCGTAAATCCGTACTATGGAACGGAGCAAATCGGCTATGTAACCAACTGTCAAACTTGCGTGGCAACATTTGTTGCTCGAAAACTCGGCTACGATGTAAAAGCATTGCCGAACCTCAACAACAAAAACATAGCAGACCTATCGCATAACGTATCGCTTGCTTATCTCGATAAAGACGGAAATCACCCGAAGCAAGAAAGTAGCGACGGCTCGTTAATGAGCGAACCCGGAAAGACGTATGCTTTGCGTTGGGCTTGGAAAGGCAGAAGTTCGGGACATATCGTCCTGATGATGAACGACGGACAAGGGACGTATTTATATGACCCGCAAACGAACACGAAGTATAGTGGCAAATCGGCATATTCGTTCATATCTCGTGGTTATGGTTTCAAAAAAATGGATTTGACCGATTGCACAATCGATGAAAAATTCTGCGATAAAATCATGAAAGGAGTAAAGAAAAATGGATGAAATAAAAACACTCGTCGAAGAACTCGGCGCAAGGTCTTATAAAAAAGGCAAATCGTGGAACGGTTACGAGGTGTATATTCCCGTTTATACCGGTAATCCTTGCGTAGGCTTGCCTCTCGTGGTGCTTGTAAAAGACGGCGAAGCAAGAATAAGCAACGCCAAAGAGGCAATTGATTACCTCAATTACGAATAAAACACCATAAAGGAGCAATAGAAGAATGACGGCAGGTTTATTGGCGTACATATTTACCGGAATTGCGTTGGTAGCTTTTTATGTTTGTACTATTCTTTTGGTAACATCCGCCGACAAAGACGACAAAAAAGAAGACAAAAAAGATAATAAAAAAGATAACTAAAACAAACAAAGGAGCAGACGAAAAAATCTGCTCCTTTTAATATTACTTTTGCAAAGATTTAAGATACTGTTCAATCAGAAAGAGAATATATTCGGGTGGCTTTCTCGTCCCTTGCTCCCAAGTCTGGATAGTGGCAACAGGTACGTGAACAAGCAAAGCGAATTTACTTTGCGATAGCCCCGTAGAGGCGCGTAGCTGTCTAATCGTTGACCTAACTGTATATTGATTGTCCATACTATCACCAGCCTGCCTTAACTTATTTGCCCTGCTCAGACATAATCAATGTGGAGTCGGTGTCGCACAGATAATCGCAACGAGAAAAAAACATGTTGTATTTTTTTACCAATTTATCAGCCAAAATAATCTCGTCCAAATCGCTCATAAAT